CGCCTTTTTATGTAAACTGAAATAATACTCTGCATATCTATCAATAGCATTATTATCAATTATAAGTTGTATCTCTTTATCTATTCCAATCACCCCAATAAAATAGGCCACACCTAATAGATGTGACCGAAATTTATCTGGCTGATATAACTTACTCGACTTCTGTAACTATCTCTGTAGCCTTCTTTTTTCTGCGAGAAGTTTTCTTAGGAGCTATTTGGGCCTCCTCAGTCTCAGCACTTTTATTACGAGAAGCCTCGATGTCGGCAAAATACTTAGCTCCGCATTCTACGGAACAAGCAACATCTTGCCATCTAAACTTATTTTCACTAAGCCAAGTCTTGCAATAATCGTACTCCTTACCGCATACTTTGCAGATTCTTTTTCCACCCGCCATTTCGATTCCTCCTTAAATTCTGAGGCGCTTAGTTTTCTAAGCGCCCCATTTTGTATTACAGATCATACTGTAAAATATTTTTAATTAAGCAGCGTCCTCAGTATTTACACCAAATACAGTGTATGTCCAAAGCAGACTGGAGCTACCGCTAATGCAGGCACCTGCCAGAGATTCTGCTTCAAAGTCATGAGTTGCCTGGTTATCGCCCATCTCAATCTGGAACTCGCCAGAGAAGTCAGCCTTCGGAATGAAGAACTGAACGCGATATACATTAGCGCACTTGTCTTCTGCAAGAGCGTCAATATACAGTGTAGCCTTCTCAGAATACTTGTCGGACTCGTTGGACAGGACATCAGCAGTAATGTTCCTCTTGTAATAAACAACAATCTCAGTGTTGTCTGCTACGCCAGAGAATGTAAGAGCCTTCGTAGAAGGATCATACGCAAACTTGCCTTCGGCTGCAGAAGCGGCCTGCTCAAGCTCTGTACCAAGTGTACCGTCATTATTCTTAATATACAGCTCTTCGATTTCAGCACCGGCTGTACCGACTGCCTTATAGTTGGTTGTAGCCGCATTGGATTTAACAGTCAGATAATCAGTCCAAAGTACCTGAGTGGTCTTGTTTTCAAAAGTACCACCAGTCTGAACTTCCAGCAGACCACCGGAAATCATACCATTGGTGCCGGAAACGGTAACGGATTTATTTCTCTTAAGAGTGGAAAGTCTACGACCACCCTTACCAGTAATTTCCTGAGTCTCCTGGCTGTTCTGAATTGTCGCATTCTGAAGCTCATCAAGGGTGAACTTGTAAGCGCCAGTAGTAACATTGAACGCTGTGATGGTCTCAAGGCTGGTAATTGTAAGATCACCGATATTCATATATCAATTCCTCCTAATTATTATTTATGGATAAGCCAATTCTTTTCGTCTTGACTTAGCCCTTTGTAATCTACTGTACCGAAGTAAACTCCGTTCATTACATGCTCATAATCAACTTTCTTGATTATCTGTTTAACACTTTCGTTAAACTGATATATAGTAAGAGACAAAGTTTCTTCGTAGTTATATTTATATTGCTCGGTATTAACCATAGCAATTATTAGCGATTCGAGCTCAGAATCTTGAAGTCGATTTTTACTTCGTTTCTTCTTCGCCCTTGCTCTTTCTAGGAGATACTTCCTAGCTTCTTCGTTTGCAGGCTTACGCTTATTCCTCTCTAAGTGGTGAATCTTTCTTAGAGTGGCAGCTATTTGTCCTTGTATAGCTCTATCTATAACAATATCGTTTTCATGATCGACCAATATCGGCTTATTGTTCTGTGGATTTAATTCAAGATTGAATTTCGTCAAGTCTAAATTGCCAAAAATATATCTTGTATCGAGTCCCCTTATCGACATAAACACTATTAGGAACAAATCATAATCACTCATTGATGTAAAATCTAAACCCATATCGTCTAGCTCTACCATTAAATCGTATGGCGTAGCCGTGAGAAGAGTAACAATGTTATAGTACTCATCCTCATCTTCGAGAACCTCTCCGACGTATGGTACTCTAATTGTTATTTTATCGTTTATGGCGTACTCATGCCTGTAAAGCATATTTAGTGTAGGCATTATCTGCCCTTTCTGTTTGAGGGAGTAAATTTATTTGGATTGTATTGTCTGTTGAATTCTGTTGCGTAGAAGTACATTTGCTTACCATCATAATCTGACACAGGTGCAAACCTCTTCGTCATAAAGAAATCAAGTTCTCCCAGCCCATACTCCCTACTTCCATTTATTGTTTTAGCAATCTCAGAACATAGCTTGTCGGTTCTCACGCCCTCACCATTAGGCAACCGCAGCCTGCTCCTATGGGCGAACACCCACACATAAATGACTGCTTCGTAATAAGTTTTATCTTGAGCTTCCTGAACATCAACATCGCAACATATATATGTACATCCGTCATGAACCGTTTCTGGCACATATAAGAACGGGAACACCTGCTTGTACATCAAATCCTTAGAGTTTTCTAATGTATATATGTCATTGCCGTCCTCATCCTTCTCAGATAGGAGAGAAACTATTTTTTCGTTTGTCAGAATATGCTCCATGAATTTATTTTTATAATCGTAAAAATCCTCAAGTTGCATTATAGCCAATAGCTCCCTTCTGTAGTAGGATTATCTGACGGTGTTGTTGTGTCGTCAGCGTTGTTTTCTTTCGGATAGTACTTATAATAATCCGCAACTCTTAATTCAAAGTTATCGTCTCCGGTAGCAGTGACTTCCTGCAGGACGTATTTGAATACCCCGTCTGTTGTATTATTCTTTCCATATTGATGTCCAACCTTAAGCGGTTTGGAAAGAATAAAACATAGCATCTTTTCTGACTCTGGATCATCTACAATAAATCTATTCTCTCTATTGAGTTTTACTGTTTGTTCATTCTTCGGCATTGTGATTGCTATACGAGCGTCGCCTCTTGTTACAATGAAGTTTCTATCCTCCATTTCACCAGTAAGGTACTTTGTGCCGTCTTCAACGACACACCACTGCTCATGAATTTCACCGTCTTCCGACACCCACTTCAGAAGATAGTTGCATTGCCACAGTATGCCTCGTTGATATAGCGTAGTGTTTGCGTCGAGTTCGTATATAATCCAATAGTTATCCATCCAGTCTACAAGACCACCATGCCTAAGAGTTTCACCAGGCATAGATAAAATTGTTTTTTCGTCCAGGTTATCAGAGTTAATTATTGCTACCGTTTGCTCTATGCCATCTATCGGCACTGTCGTGTACGATAGATTATCTGGCAAGAATGTATTTATAGAATGAATTGCATGATTTTTAAAAGAGCCTCTACGACTTCCACCTCTTTGTTCAATTCGTCTGGTATAAACATCAACGCTGTTCATCGTTACCACCAACCTCTCCGTATTTCGCTTTGAGTTTGTTACAAATCGAAATGGCTCTAAAAACTTTTCGCCTGGTAGTGATCACTTGACATTCTGGGTGGTCAATCATGTACTGAAGAATGCTAATCAGAGATATAAACGATTGGTCGTACTCGAATAAGCCACCAAACAGTTTAGAGAAACCGACTAGCTCCTCCTGCAACTCTTCTATATAAGTGAATAGCGACTCCTCATTGTCCTCTCGCATCGGGAGAATCTTAAAAAACTGATTCACGAGAGTATTGAAATAGTTACAAAGAAACGCGGAGTCTATTTCGTCACCGGTTCTAATTTTCACCATCATAAATGAAGACTCGTTAAATCTCCGACATTATAACTATGTTCACGGATGAGGTGCACATAGTTAGCATGAGCCTGTTTGTGTGCGTTCCCGATACGCAGAATAAGCTCTGCAGGAGAGTACATAGTATAGTCTCTTGTGTTGAGAATATTTTGTAAATTCTCCTGATTATATAAATATGGTTTGAGCCAATGCTCTACCATACCTTCAGAAACAATATCGACAATTTCGTCTAGTGCGTCTTCTTTAATATCTACATTAAACGCTCTACTATCATCATCAGCATTACCAAGGAAGTCTATGCCAAATACCTTTTTAAACATAGAATTAGACACAGTTCTTTTCATACAGCCATCAACAATAGCGTCTGCTACATCGTCATCTCCAGAATCGTACATGTTGTATAATTCATACTCTGTAATTTTTGATAAGAACGCACCTTTAAAAGTATCATAAGGAATGGTCATAATAGCCCTCCTTACTTCTCAATAAATTCAGTGTCGAGAGCTTCCTCAAGAGCCGCAATCATCTTTCTTGAATCAATTTCTCCGTTCATAACAAGCTGTCTAGCTCTGTACGATAGCGAATGTTTCTGCCCATTTGTCATCTTAGAAACAATATCGGCTATCTCTTCTGGCTTCTTTTCAAATATCTCGTCAAAGTCTTCCAACTTGACAGCATACTTATAATATTTATTAAGCCCAAGATAGGAGACTACCCATTTATATTCGTCGCTAAACATAAACCAATTATTTTCGAAGAACTTCTTCGCAGAACTTTTCGCGTTGCGAAGCTCTTTAAGTTCCATCTCTTGCTCGTCACCAAACTCATTCCATACAACTCTTTCATTAGTCCTAGAGCTAACATAAATCAGCGGACCATGAAAGCCGTTTTTAACCAATACCATTGTATTAGGGTCAATATCTTTTGGAATGATTGGTTTGGATTCAGCCTCTACACTTGTAATATCAGCTGTTTCGTCAACTGCTTTTCTTCTTGCCATATTTCTCCTTTCATTCAAAACGCGGGGCCGTTGCTGACCCCGCATTAATTATATTAGTTTTAAAATTCGTAACGTCCAATACCTGCGTTGCCACCAGCAAGAACGATGCCAAGGCCGTATTTAACTCCATACAGATACTCCTGAGTGAAGTCCATATTTGTCATAGGATCGCCCATAAGGACAATGGGATTGCCTTCGTAAACAAACTTAATAGGTTTGTCGTCGCCAGCAACAATGGTCAGGATGTCATCGGCATACAGGAACTGAGTACTTCCAACCTTATGTCTCTGAGGGATAGCGACACAAGGTGTTCCGTAGAACTTACCATAGTAACCAAAGTTGTGAAGTTCGTCCTTAGCGCCATCAGACTGGATGGACTCCTTAAGAGCCCTAAGAGCCTTCTTTGTACCAAGGATAGTAGCAGTCTTGCCACCAGCGGCAGCTTCTACATGAGCAATAAGATCAAGCAGAGCGTCTTCATTATAGGTACCAGCGGTAGGGAAGTAAGTAACACCACCCATATCCTGAGCAGTAGCACCAGCCCAAACAGTATAAATGTCATTCAGAATTCTAGCATTGAAGGATTCTGCAACAAGGTTAATCATATGATTGAAGTCAACCCTACCAGACAGAACGCGATTCAGTTCCTCATAAATACGAACCATCTTCATGGATGTAGGGATAGCAACAGAACTTTCTCCGCCAAGTCTCTGCCTACGCAGAGCCTGAGTGCCATCTGCAACTTCGTCAACAACGAACAGAACGCTATCTTCAACAACGAACTCATTCATATCGCCTTCAGCAACGTTTCTAAAATCTACGAAAGCGTTGAAGAAGTCATTCTCCTGCAGACCCTCGACTACGGTTCTGGACAGGATTTCCTCAATGATGGTGAAAAGGCCAGAGCACTTACCATCACGAATTGCTCTATAGTCGAGAACGGTGCTACCATTATTAGCCTCGATCAGAGCCTGTTTAATTGTCTCCTGAGAATCTCTCAGAGAGTACTTCTCAAGATTGCCCTTGTATGCATCAACGGCGAGTTTTACAATATCATTAATATTTGCCATTATTCTTTACCACCTTTCCTATTATTACTGTACTTCGATCGCATAGTAGGTGTAACGACCAACGACATTGACATCGATAATCTTGCCGATTGTAGTAGAACCACTAGTAGCAGTTTGAACAACTTTCATCTTTGTTCCACCCATAAGCTCGACAACGCTACCCTTTGCAAGCAGATTTGCGTTAGCAGCCTCAAGAGCTTCAGCAGTTACAGAGAATACATCATGAGTGTGCAGACGATAACCCCTGGAAATCCTGCCAGCTTCGTTAATAAACTCGTCAAGATTTCTAAGCCTCTCGTCATACATAACTTCTGGTGTAGCGATCAGTACAATGTCACGCAGTGCAGAAGATGCAGTAGGGGTGCCACCTTTAAAGATTTCACGATTGATAACATTAGCACCTGCCTCAAGTTCACCTACAAGGACAACGTTACCATTTTCAATAGCAGTCATTGTGCCAGAAGGCTGATAGCGTACAGAGATAAGACGAGCACGATCGTCTGTGCCAGTAAGTCTGTCAGTTCTGACAACGGCATGTTTATTTGCCATAATTATTTCCTCCTTGAATCATTACAAAATCCGGGCATCAACCCGAAGAAATAGTTGTAATTATTGTCTTTTTCCAAGATACTCTTCAACGACTCCGCCATAAGGGTCTTTAGAAAAATCAGTAGTCTTAACTACTTTTTGCTTTGGAGACTTTTGTGTCTCAGCAGAGAACTTAGCTTGCGTTCCATATCTTCCACGTAGCGCATAGCATTTCTCTTCAAGAACATCAAGTTCCATATCAGAGCAGTTTCCTTTAAGTTCATCAAATGCCTCGATTCCTTCGAGGTCTACAAAATTGGCAAACAGAGCTGCTCTTGCTTCATCTGCTTTGCCTTTTTCAATATCGAGTTTATAGCTCCTAAGCGCTTCGAGCTCAGTCTCCATAGACGCGATAGTGCAGGAGGCAGTATTGTATTTTGCTTCCCACTCGGCATTGTCTTTGATAGCTTGTTCTGCGCGGGCAAAGATGCCAGCGATAGGAGAGTCCTGCTCACCTTCGAAATCAACGATTGCATATTTCTTACGCTTCTTAGAATCAAAATCAATAGAAACGGCGTCGCCGTCTACGCTATACGTAAATCCATACATAAGCCAATCCTTCTGATCCCATGCATACACTTCGCCTGCGGCAATATCGCAGTCGATATACCAATACCTAGGCTCGGTTCCCCATGACATCTCGATTGTCTCAGTCGTAAGCTGTCTACGAATCTCTTCAATATGCTGACCTGTCAGAGCGAAAGTCTCTTCGGCCTCAGGTTCTCCACCAGTACCATTCTCATCACCAGCAGCGGCCTGTTCAACCTTCATTGCTTCAAACTTTTCCCTTAGCTCTTCGTATGTAAGGTCATCGATAGAAAAATCAAGAGACTCTACATCAATACCGTATTCAGCAATCAGTTCGTTCTTGTCCAATACCTTTTCTCCTCCTTCCATCGAATATTTTTGTGGGTGTTTATCTTCAACGTCATTAGACGTATCGATTGAAAATGAATCCTTTAAATCCTGCATCATCTCAGACATCTGCTTCTTAAAATTGTTGGAGAATACTTCTAACGAAGACGACTCAAAGCATGGCTCTACGTCGTCACCGAGTAGACAAAATGCTGTAAACTCCATATCGTCGATAACGTATACGTCATCCTCTTTATGACCATCTTTAACAGTGATCTCCATAGAATGCTTGGTCAGCCCATCACTCTTAATCTTGAAGTACGCAGGCTGTCTCTTCCAAAGCAGAACATCTGTAAACATATAAGTGTGAACGGTTCCGTCATCTTCTTCTACATCGTCAAACCAAACCCTATGGCTTTCGGGTACTACACCAAGTGGCTCAGTAAAATTGACGAGACGAATATCCCCGCTGTCGTTCTTTACAATTCCCATGTCATGACCGCCTATAGTATTTTCGGCAACACTATAGTTGGCTACGACAGGGACATTACTCATAGACGGGATAGCCCTTTCAAATACAGCCCTGGAGATAGAAGATTGATTTCTATTTTTTCCGACATATGCTATTTGTAATACGCCGGAATCAAATGACGAATTCACTTCGCACAGATTGGTTAGAGATGATGCGAACGTAAGATTTAAAACCTTATTAGCCATCCTAACCCTCCAATTAAAAAAAGCCCTGCAATAAGCAGGGTCATTAAATCAATTAAAATGTAAGAGTATCGGATGCTATATAACTATCCACATCCGACAGCGCAAACTGTTTATCAGAACTATTTGCGTCAAATATAAAAATATTATTATTATAATCTTCTTTTAATAACAGATATCCATGAGCCAGCAATGACTCCTTATCTGTATTGTTGAAGACATAAATAAACTTATCCATTAATACTCACCCTCTCTGGTTTGTTCTCCGTCATCGGTGAGTTCTCCAATATCTTTTTGCGGAGCTCCACCTTCATCAGTGGCCCCATTTGATTCGACCGGCAAGTTAGATGTTTGGTTCGAACTAACTATCGGTCTAAACATATCCTGTAATCCAAGCACAGTACCCTCTAAGAAACTCATCGAATCAAGTTCTGCCTGTCCTATTCCCTGCGACGCCGCATATGCGCTGATCGTAGGTAGGCCATACGACGCAGCCTTAAGATATGCGTCACCAATTTCCTTTCTGTTGTATGTACTTACATCAAGAAACTCTATTTTGAAATTCTTACCATACCCTTGAGATTGAATAAGTCTGTTGATTGCATCGCCAACACTCTTCACAACTCCAAACGTCATATTCTGATCTGACTTAATGGATAGCAGTAAAGCATTCGCACTCGCCTTTGGGTTATTAAATAGGAGAGAAGATACACCAGCCGCAGTAAACAGATTGTTCTCCGCTTCTGCAATAGTGTCTGTATCGCCGGTGTTAGACTTCTCAAAACTAAACTTCGTCATTTCCATTGGCGTAAGCACAGAACCTATTTCCTCTGGGAGTACACTGTCAAGGTTATACCAAAACTCTTTCGCCTTCTTAAAGTCAATCAAGAAGTTACCATCGTCATCCATAGGCAATTTCATACCAATCATCGCATAGTTCTCAAGCGCAGTCTTCGTGAGCTTCATATTTCTATAATCTTCAAGATCATACACTTCTCTTAAAAGTCCTGCGAATGGCGGTATGGCGTAATCCAAAATATCAGCATTGCATTTAATAGCAAACGCATACGGAGAATCTAACTCGATCCATCTCGTTGCGCGATCCTTTTGATACATCCTATATTTAGTTGTGAATTCTTGTGGATAGTATTCCAAAAGACCTGGGTACGAATCGAAATATGAGAAATTAAATGTGACGTTGGGTACATTACCCTCAATGGATGAGATTGCGCAATAATCGCTAGGTAGCTGCTGGATAGTTATACTATCATTTGACATCCAAAAGTATCCATAGAATACGTCTTCTCTAAAACATACCGTTAGTACCTTCGGAATCTGTGTCTTTATATTCATAGAAGAAAGCATGTTAAGTGTCTTGCGGTAGTTGTTACCTAACGTTCTTACATTCGCCTTCCTCGGATCAATACGATATGGTTCTACGATATAAGCTAAGTCGCTTAACCCGACAAAATACTGAACAATCCTCCTGAAGTGAGGACTGGCTCCGTAAATGTATATAACAGCTCTTCTAAGCTGTCTCTCATATCTATATGGATCGCTTAGATATTTGATAATGTCATCTTTGGAGTACAGTGAAAATGTAGGTGCATTTCTATAGTTATTAAGATCTCTTGCGATAAGTCTGGTCATCGAAGAGAATTTACTGGTTAACCGTACTAACTTATCGAAATCTGTTTTTCCGCGCTTAGAACCACCCGTGTCTGTTATTACTTCCAAACGTTTTCACCGCCTTTCCGCTATAAGATGGGGGTTTAATAACAAACATGTTTGATACGCTTGAATTCATATTATTTTGTCTACTCAATTTATTTTCAATTAATGTAGCGACATAATAATTATACGAAATAGAAGAGTATCTATCTTTTCTCATACCGCTACGTTCATGTAACGATACTCTTCCGTTGGTCTCCTCATACTGTAACTTGACCAACTCATTTATTAATAATGTTGTGTTTATATACGGATACTGCAATTTAAGTTTGTCGGACGGGCTCAGATTATCATATCCTTTAATTTCACGTAAGTATTCTTCGCCATCATACTCAGTAACAGGTAGTCTGATTCGACCGCTCCTAAAACCTTCCCTCAGTCTATATGCACAATCCGAATTGAATTGAGCACTAGCCTTAATTGCCCATATAACTTTCTTTGCACCTGGAACAGTACACCGTGCAGCCATATCAGGATTGTTATAGCAAGATATAGCAGGATATATTTCTCCTGTTTCTGGATCATTGATATCCCTTACAAGACAATCGTACACGCCGCTACCAACACCCTGCGCATCAAGTACAAGGTAGTCGCACTCGTATTCATCAAATAATTTCCTTATCATTAGTGCTTGGTCTTCGGTATGCATTCCTTCAATTGTATCTCCATATATAAAGTTACTTATGTATCTTCCAGCTTTCGTAGGCATCATCTGATTTATAAAGATAGATGTAGCGTCGTTGTTATGCTTCCTACTGGACATCAAGGCAATATCGGCTGAAAGTATTCGTATTTCATTGTGCGCTTTCGGTTCTATTCTTATATAAGGATGATCCTTTAGTTTAATTGCCAATCTGCCCGGCAGCATTGGATACTTAATACGTCTTGTCTTTGATATAGAATCAAA